ATATCAGAAGAAGATAAAAAAACTTGGTCTAACTATATGGTTAATAGATTTCTATCTATGAAGCCAGAGTGGATTGAATTAGTAAATGAATTACAAAAATATAACTTAGAACCAAAAGAGTTATATAAACTATATACCAATGTTTTACCAAAGAGTAAGCAGTGGTTAAAATATACAAAAGGGAGAAACGATATGGATTATCCAGAATGGTTAATTAATGTTGTCAGAAACAACGATGAATGTAGTAGAAAAGAAGCTATTCAAAATATAGAAATGTTAATGCTTACAGAAGGTGGTATGATGGAACTTGGTGAATTGGGTAGAAAATGGGGAATAGAAGAACGTAAGATTAAAGCTGCAGGTCTTAATGTTGTTGGTAGTATTAATGACGGAAATTTATAAAAAAAAGTCTTGACTTGTATACACTTTTCTGTGTATATTTAACTGTAAATTGGAGAGATATATGAAGGTTATAAAAGAGAAATCCTCTTATGAGAATATCACAGAGGAATACTCACCACAAAAACCTACTAATGGTAAAATTCATCCTATCGTACAACAGATGGAAAAAGAATGGCCTGAAATGACTACTGAATTTAAAAGATTACAAGAAGAACAATACGAGTTGTTCTGTCGTAAACAACATGATTATGGTCCTGGTAATATTTCAGTTGGTACTCAACTACAAACACAAGATGAAGTTCATCTTTCACTTACAGGTTTATGGTTTAGGATGAATGATAAGATACAAAGACTAAAAACTTTGTTATTATCAGGTAGAGAAGCCGCAGCTGGTGAACCATTAGAAGATGCTTATTTAGATGTATCTAATTATGGTATTATGGCTACAATCGTAAAGAATGGTAAGTGGGGTAAGTAATGAATACGTTATGGATAATGATAGCTATCTGTTTGTTAGTAGTATCTACAGATATAATTGATTGGATTTTTGATAAATGGGTGAAGTAAAAGAATATAAATATACTTGTAATGCTGGTGTATATACTGCTGAATCATTTTGGGGATTGATATGGGAAATTGTAAAACATCGAACTTGGCATCTATTTAAACATGGTAAGTGGGTAGATTAATGAAAAAAATAAGTTATAGTCAATACAATCAATGGATAACTTGTCCATATAAGTGGAAGTTAAATTACATTGATAAATTAGGTGTATTTACAGATAGTATTCACACAATGTTTGGTACTTCAATGCATGAGGTTCTTCAGACGTATCTTACTATAATGTATAATGATACAGTTAAGATGGCCGACGCTCTTCCATTAGAGAATATGTTGTTAACAAGAATGAAACGTAATTATCAACAGATAATGGAAAAGAATGGTGGAGAAGTATTTTGTGAACAAAGTGATATGGAAGAGTTCTATAAACATGGTTTACTTATATTAGAATGGTTCAAAAAGAAACGAGCTAATTACTTTAGTAAAAAAGGTTATGAGTTAGTTGGTATAGAAGTTCCTATAAATTATAATTTACCAAATGGTGTTAAATTTATTGGTTATATGGATGTTGTATTATATAATAAGGTTAGTGGTAGGTATAAGATAATTGATATAAAGACATCTACTATGGGTTGGAATAAATATATGAAAGCTGATAAGAATAAGACAGACCAACTACTATTATATAAACAATTTTATGGAGCTGAAAATGACATACCATTAGATAAGATTGATGTTGAATATTTTATTGTTAAGAGAAAATTATATGAGGGTTTAGATTTTCCACAACGTAGGGTTCAGACATTTAGTCCTGCTAGTGGTAAACCTAGTATAAATAAGGTTATTAACAATCTTAATCAGTTTCTAGAAGAATCTTTTGTTGATGGTGAATATAATATGGAACATACTTATATACAAAGACCATCGAAAAAGAATTGTAAGTGGTGTGAATTTAATCAAACAGAACATTGTGATGCAGGAGTAAAGTGATGAAGTTAAGCTTAAGAATGGATTTATCTGATTTTATTAATCAGCCTTATGAGAAAGATATAATATCTAAATTAGAAGATATACATAAAGATGATATAAAATACTATTTAACACTTTGGTATAGAGATGGTAAAATTTCACCAGATGATATTAATAAATTTTTAGTAAAATATGAAAAGAATTTACATTTAAAAACCAAAATTGTAGTGGATAATAAATTGCATAAAAATGATTTTATTTGGTTTGATATTACTAGACGAGATGATGTAAATCATGAACAACAAATTAGGTTTCAGTATGTATATGATGATAAAAAACAATTGTTTGAAGGGTTAAATCAATTTCATAAAGCAGCTAAGTTCTGTTTATCGGATAAACCAACAAAGAGACAAAAAAGGAATGACTACGAGGATTAAAATAGGAATAGTCGGTAGTAGAAGTTATACCGACAAGAAAAAAATAAAAGATTTAATATTTGAGATAAAAGAAAAGTATGGTGATGAAGCAGAGATAGTAAGTGGTGGTCAACCAAAGGGTGCAGATGGATTAGCTAAGAAATATGCATTAGAGTTTGATATGAAATATGTAGAATTTCCACCATCGCATTATAGTCACAACATGCATTGTATATTACCAGCTAGTAATTACAATAAACCATACTATGTTTCAAATTTCTTTAAGAGAAACAAACAGATAGCAGAGTATTCTAACATAATAGTAGCTTTTATACCAGATGGAGTAGAGTCTAGAGGTACAATGGATACAGTAGGTCATGCTGAGAAGTTAAAAAAGTTGATTAAAATAATAAATTAGTATATATTTATATATGTATATACAAGAGGTTCTATATGGATTACAAACTAACATCGGTAAAGATATTAAGAGATTTATATAAAAAATTCAAATATAAATCAATAGCAGATGAATTTACCTTACAAAAACTAGTAAATAGGTCTATGGATTTGTATTTAATAGACGAAAATTTCAAAACACAGATAAATGAATGGAAAAATCTTAAACCAAGTGGGAGTCGATTATGAAAAAAACTGTTTATAATGCTTTATGGAGTTATTTTAAAGGTCAACTAGAAAAACATAGAGCTAATGTACATATTCATGCTGATAATCCAACTGGTGTTGCTGAACATTCAGACCATATAGAAACACTAGAAAAAGAAATAGGTGCTATGGCTGAATATAATGATAAGTTAGAGATACTTGAAAGATATTTTGGAGATAGAGTTAAGGATAAAGAGGTTATGCATGGCTAAGAAGAAGATATTATTATTATCAGATGATTTGAGAATGTCATCTGGTGTTGGTACGATGTCTAAGGAGTTTGTTTTAGGAACATTACATCATTATGATTGGGTTCAAGTTGGTGGTGCTATAAAACATCCTGATGAAGGTAAGGTAATTGATATGAATGATTCAATTCGTAAAGAAACTGGTGTACAAGACGCAAGTTTAACAATATATCCTGTAAGTGGTTATGGTAGTCAAGAGATAGTAAGAGAGTTATTAATGAGAGATAAACCTGATGCGATTCTACACTATACAGACCCAAGATTTTGGGGATGGTTGTATGAGATGGAACATGAACTCAGACAAAACATTCCAATATTTTATTATAATATTTGGGATGATTGGCCAGCACCACAATATAATGAAAATTATTATGAGTCTTGTGATTTAATTATGAATATCAGTAAACAGACAGTATCCATTGTAAAAGAAGTTGCAAAGAAAAAACCAAGAACAGATTGGGATTGTACTTATTTACCACATGGTATAAATGAAAAATTATTTTATCCAATTGATAAATTTGGTGATGAATATAAAAATGTTGAAGCGATGAGAAAACAATTGACAGATGATAATATTGAGTTCATTGTATTTTTTAATAACAGAAACATAAGACGTAAATTACCTGGTGATGTTATACTGGCATTCAAACATTTCTGTGACCAACTACCAAAAGAAGAAGCTGATAAATGTTGTCTGTTGATGCACACACAACCTCGTGATGAAAATGGTACAGATTTACCAGTTGTAGCAAAAACACTAGCACCAGATTATAAGGTATATTTTAGTGATAGAAAATTAGAATCATTTCAACTAAATTATATTTATAATATTGCAGATGTTACAATTAACATGGCATCTAATGAAGGATTCGGATTGGGAACTTGTGAATCTCTGATGGCTGGAACACCTATAATCGTAAATGTTACTGGTGGATTACAAGACCAAT